CTACTGTAGTATCTCCCCAATTTAACTTAGTTTCCAGACTCATTGTACTGGTTCTCCTTTCAAGAAGTCAGAGATCGTATAATTCGCTCCTCTCTTCTTCGCTTTCTTAATTGCCAGCTCAATTGCAGCTCTCGATAGATTAGGTGCAAAGATATGACCATCCAGATGATCAATCTCATGCTGGACGGTTCTGGCTGTGATTCCTGTGAATTTCTTGGTTTCGACGTTTCCATTTGGCTCTGTGTAACGCATCCGGATCGACTTTGGTCTTTTGATATTAAAGACGATTCCTGGCCAGGACAGACACGCTTCCTCCATCATAACGATTTCTGTCGAAGTGTCAACAATAATCGGATTGAAAGCCACGATAATTGGTTGTGTCTTTAAAGCAAACACACGATATGGCAATCCGACCTGATTTGCTGCAAGTCCGATACCATTGTACTGGATCATTGACTGAGCGAGATCATGTGCGAGCTCGATAGGATCTTCTGGAGGATTTTTGAAATCAAATTTGATACATGGTTTTCTGAGAGATTCAGAATAAAACAATTGTAGAGGTCTAATCATTTGCACCAATCCATAACTTTCTTCTTACCTGAATATGCTACACCATATTGTTCTGAAAGTAAACGATCAGTCAGGCTGGATCCGTCAAGGATCAAATCTCCTAGAACTCTTCCGCCATACTTGTCCCACTTCTTCAGAACAACCTTGATATCTTTCGCTTGAGAAATCAGCACTTCAACATATATTTTTGCGTCTAGTGATAAACCCGCTTCTTTGGCGCATTTTGCGAGTTTTCCCTTTTCAGGTGTGTCTATACCGATCAGTCTCAATTTCAGCGTAGAACCTAATTCTACCGGCAAGAAACCCGCTTCTATTTCCACAGTGTCCCCATCGACAACTCTGAGCACTTTATAGTTGTATGGATTCGCCATTGCATCGTCAAGAAAACCTAAAAGTATCAGAATTATAATAATGTATCTCATATCGCATTCCTTATAGAATTTTTGAAAAGTTCTTTTGTTTGCCGAAGCGAATTACTCGTTCGAACTTGTCTTGGATTTGATCAGACTTATGTGAGATCACAATGATGTTTGAATTGCCAGATAGCTGACCGAGGATCTTGATGAACTCTTCTGTTCCACCTACATCTAGTGATGAGTCCATGATTTCGTCGAACACTAGAATGTTGGTAGAAGTAGAATTACGCATCTTAGAGATCTCTCTCCATGAGAACAGAAGCGCAAGATCGATGCGCATCTTCTCACCCTGAGAGAACGAATCGTACGAGAACTCGTCTCTGAAACGAGATTTGATCACTTCTTCGAATTGCTCATTGATTTCGAACTGGCAGAAGAACTCCATCTGCTCCAAATATTTATTGATCAGTCTGTTAATGATCGGAATGTATTGCTTGATAATCTGCGACTTGATTCCGCCATCCTTTAGTAGCACAGAGCTAACGTTGTATAGTTCTTTCTCTGCAGTCAGTCTTTGCTTCTCAATTACATGCTGACGCAAGATAGATCTGTCTTCATTGTTAGTAACTACACTCTTGTTCTGGTGTGAAAGCTCATCAATCTCTTTGTTTAGTCCACTTATCGTTCTTTCAGTGAACGAAATATTAGATTTGATCACTGAGATTGCTTCTTTCAATTCACCAGCCTGCTCAATCAGACTATCCAGAATATTCTTCTTCTTAGTGAACTTATCGATTGACTGATTCAGCTGTTCAATCTTTGCATGAGAGCATTTGATCTTGTCAGTCTTCTGTTCAACCTGCACTTGTTTGAACTGTTCAGAGATTGTCTGTTCGCATACTGGACAATTGACAGAATTTGCATAGAACTCAATCTCCTGTTGGCTCTTTGCAATCTTCCCTTGTAGTTTGCTGAGCAAACCAGAAGCAGTCTGCATCTTCGTAGTGATTTCAGGCAGCTTTTCGGAGATCTTATCATTCAGAGCAGACAGTTTATCACTCTTCGATTTCAGCCTTTCATTCAGCTTTTCTAGATCGTCTGAAGCGTCATGCAGAAGCTTGTTCTTCTTTGCAATTACTGACTCTGTATTCTTCTTTAGTTGTTGTCTGTGAGCATTGTTCAGTTCAATACGAGTCTTAGTCAAATTAATCTGATGATCTACTTCTACCAACTGATCTCTATTAGTTGCCATCTTGTTCTTCAAGATAACGTTCATCTTAGAGAATACTTGGATGTCTAGTAGATCTTCAATGATCTCACGACGAGAAGCAGCAGGAAGCTGCATGAATGGAGTAAAGTTCGCTGCTCCGAGAATAACTACTTGACAGAATGTCTTGAAGTTAGTCTTTAGGATGTTCTGCTCTAGTATCTGCTGATAATCTCTAGAATCTGAAGACTGATTGATTAGTCTCCCATCAACATACAATTCGAACACAGCAGGCTTAATTCCTCTGCGCACCAGATACTTTCTGTTGGAGATCTCGAATTCTACTTCGACAACCGCTTTCTTGTTGGTAACAGAATTGACTAGCTGAGGCTTATTGATCTTACGGAATGGTCTATTGAACAAACCAAAACACAGAGCATCGAGGATCGTAGACTTGCCAGATCCATTCTCACCAGAGATAAGTGTTGTAGGAGATTCGTCTAGTGCGACTTCGGTAAAGATATTACCGGTGCTCAAGAAGTTGCACCAACGTACAGTTTGCAATTTGATTGACATATTTAAACTTCGAGCTCCAGAGCAGACTTATACAGTTGTTCAAAGAAACCTTTTAGCTTCTTGCGATCGATTTGCTCTGATTCTAACCTATCAATTGATTTGTTGATAATTGTTAGTGTATCTTCGCACTGATCTGTGATGTTGTCATCATCAGAGATTATAGACGATTGCTGAACAATTTTCAAGTCAAAAGGAGACATTTTCTCAATATGGTCAATGAACATATCAAATACGTATGGGTCGTTCTTTGCTTGAACTACGATCTTGCAATAGCAGTCTGTTACATTGGAAGGATCGACTGGACGAACCTTCAAGTAGTTGCGAATAGACTTGATCCCAGAATCATCATACACGATTCTGTTGAATAACTTGTATGGGTTCTCAATGAAAGTTAACTTGCGAGTTTCTGTGTCAAAGATATGGAATCCCTTAGCACTTCCGTAATCTGCCCATGTCATCGGATAAGGTGCACCAAGATAATACACTCCGTCCTTAGACGACTTGTGATGGAAGTGTCCTGTGAATGTCATGTCGAACTTGGAGAACAATGCTTTGTCGTATCCATGATCACAGACAACGCCTCTTCCCATCTCAAAGCCAACAAGCTCTAGATGTCCGAAACACAATTGAGCAGTTGATTCTGCAATTGCTTTCAGAGACGCTTCGTGGTTCTGTTTGTTAATCCAAGGAACCATCATCATATCAGTTCCAGCAATGTTTACTTGCTCAGCCTGATGTTTGTAGATATGGAACGGATATGCCTTTAGAAGCTCGTCGAATGCGTTAATGTCATTTGTGTTCTTATGAAACACGTCATGATTACCAGCAATCAGATGGAAATTATATCCTTCCAGCCTATTCAGGAAGTCCTGACGCATTCTGTACGATGTGTAGAAGTTGACATACTTTCGACGATCAACAAGATCGCCAAGATGAATGATGTCTTTGATTTGATGTTTTTCTAATTCAGGAAAGAAGATATCGTCAAGGAATCTCTTCTGATAGTCGATAAACACAAGGGCATCATTTCGAATACCATAATGGGTATCAGTCAAAAGACAAATTTTTGTCATTAAATATCCTCAGCGTCTAGCAGCTCTGTTCCTCTTAGTCTCGTTCTTATAGGCTTGAACGTAGTGTGAGCTAACTGAGATAATTCTTTCTAGAGTTTGGCATGCTGTCTCTCTGTTTATTTCACTAGATCGAGTATCTTGTAGTTTTTCGATATACTGTACTACAATTGGAGGAAGTTGGTTTCTAAGATCATCTTTCATTTTGATCCCTCATTAAAAAACTCAGATACATTATTTAGCGGGACTATAGCTGGTTTTTTCTTGTCAGACAACTTCTTTTCATATGATCTGATAAACTCATCGTGAGAATCATTAGATGGCAATCGCTTGATATGATTCTCTCCATTATTCTCCAATTCAGCTTCAACAGAAGACAGACTCTTGATTCTGATATACTGTTGCTTGCGTTCCTTCTCAATACGTCTGATGAACGCAAACTTGATTATTTGAGTGAAGTATGCAAATGGATTGTTGGTTCTCTCTGGATTGAAGTTATGTAGATACATTAAGCAGTTTTCGATTCCATCACCAATCATTTCATCCTTATAAGTGTATCCAGAGAAGTTTGGTTTGTTCGCTAATCTAGTTGCAATCAGATAAAGCGCTTCACCAATGTAATTGGGGATTCGAGGAGCTTCAATTCCATTTAATTTGTTATGATGATACTCTCCGCAGTATTTTGACATCACCTCGAACAGTGTCTTGTTATTCACATAATTTTTAGCCATATTTGTATTTTTCCTGTTGACCTGTTTCTGGAATCGTATGTATAATCAATTGTGGTTCAAATGAAGAGGATTAAAAGGGTATAGAAGTTACTAATGGAACTGCAATGAATACCTATCATTGAAGTGAAGAAGGTGCTTTGAATAGTCTAGACTGATCTACATTGTCAGATGTATTCAGAAGAGCTGATTGCATAGCATCATTGACTGCTGCAATCTGTTTGATCATTCTAGTATTAGCAATGCAGGTAAGCTTCAAGCTGTAATGGTAATGTCTCTCCATCTCCTTATGAAGATCTGATATAGTAATGATATGATCGTTCTTGAGGAAGATAGTCTTGCTAACAGAGAATGGCACGTAAGAAACTAATACTGCCTGATATCCACCATCGTCTGTTGATTGTTCTGATACCAACATAGGATTAGTTACGCAGACCGTTTGTGAGTCGAGTGGCTCGAGAACTTCTGCGATTACTTCTTCGCCATTGATAAGTCTGATGTGCTTTATGTCATTCATTTAATTAACTCCACATTAAAAACTTTGAATGGGAACTTTTGCTTGCTATAGATTTGTAGTCTAGCAAGAAAGTGCTTTAGAGTATAGTTGGATGACGTTCTCCATTTAAAATTGTCTGAGATGTCAAATAGAACTGAGCTAGTCTTGCTTTCAGTTCTTCTCAACATACGTCCGATAGACTGTAGAATAGTTATCTCTGCTTTCGATGGAGCAGCAAAGATCAAGTATTGAAGAGTTTCAATATTTATCCCAGTTGAGAATTTCTTGTCGATAGCTACAATGATTGCGTCTTTATGAGTATCGATGATCTTACGAACGTGTTCTGTTTCATCAATATCAACAGATCCATCTATGTAGTACACAGGACGAGTAGTATTACCACTAATTAAATCGAATAATCTCTCACCATGCTTGATTCGGCTGAACAGAATAAGAGTATTGCCTTTCAGAGAAAGCGCTAGATTTGAAATAAAATTATTTCTAGCTTCTGATGTAATAATATAATCAATCTCTTGCTGATAATCAAGCTTGACTACTTGCTTCTTGATTTCGTCAGGATAATTGAATACAATACATTTGATCTTAAAATCTGCTAGAAGCTTTCTGTCAATCAATTCAGACGTAGTTACTTCAGTAATCGGAGGACCGAATAGTCCTTCAATGATTAACTGATTAGTCTTGACACTTCCTAGCGTTCCAGTAAAGCCAATTCTATACTTGCAATTGTGAAGATTCTCCATGATTCGAGTAAGTGCATCTGCCTTCGCTTTGTGCACTTCGTCACAAATAGCAACATCGAATTGATCGAACCATGTCTTTGGCATCTTATAGATTGATTGCCAAGTAGTTACAGTGACTTTGTCGTCTGTATCTTTCTCTTGACCTGAATAGATCTGATGAATAGGCTTGTCATATCCATAGTCCTCAAAGTCGCCGACCATCTGGCGAACTAGTGCAACTGTAGGAACAATCAGAAGAGTCTTCTTGTTGTACAGGCGAGTAAGCATATAGATCATCAAAGACTTGCCAGATCCAGTAGGAGAAACGACTGCTGCTCTCTTTGAACGTACTGCTTTGATAAAGTAATCTGTCTGATAATCACGAGGGATATGCTTTAGATTGAGAGACTTGATGAAGTTGTTTGCCTGAGTTTCAGAGAACTCTCTGTCAGCAAATTCGGAAGGGAAGTCGATCTCATATTCTCTCTGCTTGCAGAATTCAATTACCTGCTGCAGAAGACCTCTGTAGATTGTCTTGTTTCTTTGATTGAATAGACGAACATTACCATCCCAGATTCCCGCACGGAATTTAGGCATGAATTGGAATCCAGGAACCTTGAAGCAGAATGCTTCTGACAGTTCCATCTCAATAGATGGTTCTGTGACGATTCTGATATATGTCTCGTTTACATATTCAACTTTTAACATTATCCACCGTTAATCCATTTGATTTCATCTAGGCAGTTCTTTATCAGGAATCCACGAGTCTTTAGCGAATCGATAATCGCTTTTAGTAGCTCTACCTTCTCTGTCTGAATACCAACTTTGGTTTCAATCTCTATGATTTCTGGATCTGAATCTAAATGATTTGCGACGTCTGCTTTAAGAAGTCTTCCTTGCGCAGGAATCTTCCATCCTCTCTGAACGCCTTCTTGAGTAGGATTAATAAGAAACTCCATCTTTTCAAAACGAAGAGTCTTCAGTTGATTCTTCAAATGAATCAATCGAATCCTCTCTGTAACAAATTCTCGGGAATATTTAGCGTGAAGCTTGGGAACTTTGATTGATTCGTCGCCAAGCTGAGTCTTATCGATTTTACAATCAGCTTCCCACTGGTCCAGTATCTGCTCAATTTTCATCATTTGCTCCATCTACATTTACTGTATTGTAAAGCAAAGTATCAAGTAAATCAACAGTTTATGCGGGATTAATCGAGTATGACAGGTATTTGAAAGTAGCTGTTGCAGTCAAATAGTTGACATCTGGATCTGTAGTGTCAAACGTTAGTGACGTTAGACCTATTGGATGTGCATCTCTAAACACAACATCGAATGTTGGATTCTTTGCAGATGAAAGAACTAGTAGAGAAATATCTGACGTTAGTCCTAGACCTGACATTATAGGTTTATTGGAAAGGTCTTTGTACTGTCTGAATTCGTCAGGGAATCCAAGTCCTCTTAACCAATTGTGAATTTCCAAATAATTAGCGAGGATCTCATCGACCTTGAACGTTACTTGAAGAGGTTCAAATTCAATGTGATCGCCCGCTAATGGAATCTTAACGAATGGGTTAGGTTGTCCAGTATCTGGAATAGACATTCCTGGAAGATTAACTCTTTGAACAAAGAAATTCATTCCAGGAGTCTTTTTGATCTGAAACTTAAAACCAAGAGGCGATAGAAAGTTCTCGTTGGTTGGTAGATTGTCAATTGCGCTCATTTAACCCTCAATGCAATATTAATGTTATGATGTAATGGAAAAACGCATACAATACTGATATTGGCAGAGCTGCGGCTAAAATGAATCCTGCCAATATCGGAAATACATTTGATTTATATATCTTACGAATTTGAATCATTTTTTGATTACTAGATTTAGAACTGCGCCTAGTACCCCTGTTACTACAAAAGTTGCTACGAAGTAGATTGCTCTCTGAACTGGTGTGAATTGGTCAACTGAAATTGACGATTTCTTTAGGTCAGCAAGCTGTTGTTTCAGATCATTTCTTTCGTTCAATGCAGCATCAAGCTTAGAAGAAATTCTAACAAGCTCAAGATCGATGTTGTTGACCTTTGTTGCCATTTCTGATAGCTTATCGTCAAACTTTGTAATCGAAGTATCATGTGAATCTAAAGTCATGTTGATCGATGAAATCTGATATGAAAGAGTGTTTGATACTTGAGAAATTTTGTCAATTGTCATTTCCAATCGGTCCAGTTGCGAACTACCATTATAATTTCGATCGTTTGAAGACATGATAGCTGGTTTCCTCTTTTCTCGGTGGACCTCCATGACCAAAAAAAGAGGACGAACCAATGGCCCGTCCCCTTCACTTCTGCTATTTATATTGAACCTAGATTCAACATAGTATATATTTTACATTAAATTATTGACCAAGACGCGTCTGTAATAAACGTTTGAGTCCTTATTGATTACACCAGCACCTGCTGTAGCACCTTCTGCGTATGGATTTGCTACCATTCCGTAACGAGTCTTGAAACCAATCTTTGGATGGAACGAATCCTGATCCACAGCGCGTACCATCTGTAGAGGAACGTATGGGCAATAGAATAGGCCAGCGTCAAATGCACCTGCACCCTTATAACCTACGACCATAAAGTCGCCTGTTGCGTAAGGATCGATGTAAACCTTATAACGTCCATTTAGAACACCGGCAAATGTATTACCTGTGTCGTCGATCGACAAGTTATTGTTTGAATTTAGTGCTGGAGTATAGTCAAGCAAACCAGCCATCTGCAGAGCCGAAGCTACGTTAGACGAGCAGATGATGATATTACCACGCCCTCTACGAGTTTCTTTTGCAATTTGGTTAGCTTCTTTTTCGATCTGCATCATCAGACCCTTGAACTTTTCAACCATCCAACGACCGTTTGAGTCGAGGTCAAGATCGAAGATACCAGCTGTTGTAACACCTGGTGTTGCAGCACCTTGAACAGCCGATACGTAAATCGTACGAACTACTTCACGGTTGATTTCTGCAAGAATTTCTGTCGACAGAATGTTTGACAATTCTGTTTCAGCGTCAAGACCGTGAACTGCCTTAAGGTCCTGTGCTAGTTCCATTGTGTATTCAGCTTTTAGAGCTCTTGACTTTGCAGTTACAGAGACCTTTTCAATGCTAAATGCCATCTGTGCGAATGCTGTGTTGGAATCAGTTCCCAACGCTTCCGCTTGTGGCGTAGACATAGCAGCACCGTAGTTGTAGATGCCAGTTGCAGCCAAGTTAGATGTCTGTGTGTTTGTACCTGGAACTGTACCAACGTGCTTGTCACCAAGCGTGTTTGCACCACCAGTTACTGACGACCACTGAGTGTTAACTTCGTTGTAGAACGTTTCAGTGTTTGTCTGGTTAGCATAACGTGCGCGCATTGCGAAGATCAGTCCTGTAGGACCAGTCATTGGCTGTACGCCGCAAATGTCGTATGCGATCAAGTTAGGCATCGAACGACGAACAAGGGTGATCAACACAGGGTCAAATGTGTCAATTGCGCCTGTTGACGAATCCGATGATGAAGCTCTCATCGCGTTAGCTGGGATTGGGCTTTCAACTAGGAACTGTGTTGAGTAAGCAGCATTTTCTCTCAATGCTCTTTCTGTGTTCTCTAGGACAACCGCTGTAACGTTACGACGGTTGAGATCCTTAATTCCAGGTAGTTCTTCGTGTTCAAGAATTGGCTTCCACTTTGCGATTAACTGCTCGTGGATTGAACCTTCTGTTGTTCTAGACATTGTAATAGTTACTCCCTTATTTTCTTATTTGGGTTTGTTTTTATTTATAAAATATTATTTCTTGACTGTTCTAGAAATTGCCTTAGCATATGAGGCAACGGACGGATCCATGTATCTCACTTCTGCAACAGGCTGCTCATCATCAACTTGTTCATTGATCATTGAGGGAGTTGACTTTACTCCGAAGTGACGTTCTTTAATGATTTCTAGTTTGTTCTTGTATTCTTCAACGTTTCCGTCGAATGCTACGCCCTCAGACAACTGCTGTAGTTTGTCTGTCTGAGTTAGAGCTAGACCTTCGGTTACTTGATCGAAGATTTCTTGCTTTGCGTATGACTCAACCACTTCAGATAGTTCCATGTTTTCTTCAATGGTATCATTTAGTTTGCTTTCTAGAGCTTGTACTTTTTCAGCAAGAGCCGAAACAGCGTCTACCTGTTCTTCAGGGAAACTCAAATAATGTTCTGCAAATAAATCACGTAACCCTGTCATGAACTCTTCAGCAAGTTCATTCTTTAGTGTTGATTCAATTGCAACTTGATTTTCTTCCATCCACTTGACCGCAGCGTACGAAAGATACTGATCTACCTGTTCAACAAGCACATCAGTAATTTCTCCAACTTCTTCTTCTAGGCGAGTTTCAAACTCTTCTTCTAGACGAGCAGCTTCTGCAATCACTCTTGCATTTACAGCCGCTTCAAAAAGAACCGTTGTCTTTGTCTTGAATTCTTCTGATAGTTCATCTGAACCAAACAATGCTTCGATGTCTTCCTTAACAGCTGACGCCATGTTAGGAAGAACTGCTGATGGAGCTGATCCCTTCATTGCAACAGATGATCTGTTCTTGTCAGAATTGTCGGCCGCATTCTTTACATGAGACGCCGAAACTGCAAGAGCTTGTGAAAGCCACTGTGAGCATTCGTCGTTAGACATTCCTGCCATCATGTTCATTGTTTGCGCCATCATGCCAGCCTTTGAAGCTGCAGATGGGTGCATTTTAATTGTATCTTGTGCTTCTTCGTTCATTTTGTTTTTTGTCCCGTGATAATCTTTGATGAGCTTAGCAATTTTGTCGTGCGAACCAATTGCTTGGTGAAAATTGTGTTGTGACATACCAGAGTTTGAAAATATATCGCCGATGGCTCCTCTATGATCGCTATTGCTCATATAAGATTTTTTGCCTTGATACCCTTTCAATGCATCTAGCATTTTTCTAGATCTTTCGTGACCACCCTTAGCTTTTTTGATTACGCCCTTGACTGCATTTACTGCATCCTTGACGTGATCTTCATCTCGAAACCCCTTTGTGTTACTCCAATTTTGCATGGTTTCGTCGATTTGTTCACTAGGATTAGTTTTTTCCGATCCAGGAGTTTTCTCTGCCATTAGATTCTCTCCTAAAAGAAGTTTTATTTTTATTTATGTAAGATAAGTTTTTACAGAGTCTTTATGAACTTTCCGAAGAAAGATAACATCTGTTCTTCTAGTTGAGTCTTTGAAAGCTTACGAATCTCTTTTCTAGTTTCTTCAATCCACTCACCAGTCTTATCATTGTATAGCCAATCAACGCCTTCCATAATTCCCTTAACATACGCTGCGGGAGCGGAAGGATCGGCAACAATGTCAGCGGCAGTAACAAGTCTAAAGTCATCTTGTACTTCCATGATTCCATTAGAACCTTGTTTTAGAGAACCAAGACCACGAGTTGAAACACCTAAGTTTGCTCCGCCTTCCATCAATCCTCTAGCAATATTTCCCATTGGAGTGTTGACAATCTTTGCCTTACCCATTACAGTACCATCATTCTGCATAGTAAGCTTTTCGATGATATGCGATACACGATCCAAATTAATCTGAGGACCTTGTGGGTGGTTCAGTTCGCCATATGCTCTCTTCTGAGAAACAACTTCTTTGATGTAACGATTTACTTCTCGTTCCATAATATCTTTTGAATAGATTCTGCCGTTACGATTGGGTGTATCGTATTGCATGAATACACCTTCGATATACATATGCTTCTTACCACCTTCATCAGCTTCGGTAAGGCATTTTACGTTTTCTGTTAATTCGGTGATAAGCTTCATCGAAATTATTCCTTTTGTTCTTCGATCTTCATTACTTTGAATGAATGATAGTGCTTGCCTTTTTCTAAACCTGCTTTACGCAATTCTCTTTTAACGAATTGCGGATAAGGTTTAGCATTCGGTAATAAAGATAGTTTGTGGGACTTTGTTTTGTCCTTCTTATCTTTTTCTTTTGTCTTTGTAGTAACGTCTACGTGCACAGTTGTTTCTTCAATCTTTGTTAACTCTGAAGACTTTGCTCTTGCTGCACCTAGACGATACTTGATTTGCTTGGGCGACAAACCCGTAGGCTTCACGTTATAGGAACCATCGTCGAACACATGAATTACTTGATGTGGTGTCTTCTGATGAGGTCCTGCAGAAACCTTGACCTTGTCGCCTACCTTAAAAGACTCGTCGATATCTTCTGCAGCTTCATAAACGCCTTTGTCTTCGCCAGGTTCATAACCCATGCGAGGCTTGCGGCTCAACTTCTTGACATTAGAAGCAGTTGGGCGAGCGTCTTCACCTTTGTCAGGCGGATATTCAGTCAGTTCTACCTTATGCTTGTCGATGAACTTTTGTTCGCCTGCAGCTTTCGGAACTGGCTTGAATCCTTTGGAGACGTCTACCATTTTGGTAGCTCTCGCCTCCAGAATTTCTCTCAGTTTCTTCATATCTGTTACTCAGTCTGCTGTGTCGTCTGGGATTTCGTCTCCGCCATCATCGACAGCTACATCAACGTCATCAACGTCATCATCTTCCCATGTGTCAACTGAATCGTCGTCAACTGGAAGATCATCGTCGCAATCTTCTTCCGAATCGTCTGTAGTATCATCTACATCGTCTTCGTCATCATCGCCACCAAGTACAGACGCATTCAGCATTTCTGCAGCCAATTCAACTTTGCGATTAGCTACTAGTTCGTTAATCTTGTCGACCATTACGTCTGACATAGATTGACTGAAATCCAGAGGCTTTTTCTCTACTGCAGCAGCAATCATATCTTTTAGTCTATCTGGCATTTGTTTAACTCCTTATGGTATATTCGGTGGCCCAGATGCTGGAACCAATTCTACGTTGTATTGTGGTATCTTCATTTCTTGTTTAATTTCAAGATCATTTTGCTTAATATCTTCATCAGTCTGTTGTAGAACATTCTTTCTAACCCATGAGTTAGAATAGAAACGACCGATATAAGGAACAATCAATCCAAGTCTTTGCATACGTTCACCAAGGATCTCTTGTTGCTTCATTTCAGAGAAATAAGGATCGCTTAGGAACTTGAATCTGATAAACTTCTTAATCTGGTCCCAATCTTCTGGAGCAGCAATCTTCTTTAGAATCAATTGCTTTTCTAGAGCGATCATAAACAGATCAGCAAACTTGTTACGTGTTCTATCAATGAACTTCGAGAAATTAACTTCGTCTCTGGTAATTTCAGTTGATCTACCAATCGTGTAGCCATCTTCTGGCTTCAAACGAGAAATAGGAACCTGCAATGAACGATACAATCTGTCTTGGAAGTACTCTACCGATTGTAGTAGCTGAGGAAGAGCAGTTCCGCCTTGAAGCGTCGTGATCTCTGTTCCTCTGTTTCCTTCTCTTCTAGGTAACCAATAGTCTTCTAGCATCGTCATGAACTTGCGATCATCACGAATTTCGCCAGTAACTGCGTCATATGATAGTTTGTTTTTATACTTGACCATCATTTCACGAAGGTACTGCTCAGCTTTAATTTTTGGGAGATTTCCTACGTCGATGTAGAAGATACGACGTTCTGGAGCACGAGATAAGTGGTATATCAAAGAAGAATCTTCCAGCGTTCTCAATTGATTCAATGCTTTAATAGCAGGATGCAGATAAGACAATACAAGAGTATTATTCTCGTCCATCAATCCAGAAGAGACGTGAATGATCGAGTCAACTTTGATTCTGATACCAGATGTACCAAGATTCGACTGAACTTTCGCGTTGTAATTCAATCCCTTTTCATTGTATATGTAGTATTCAGTTTTAGTATTCTGAAGAACTGCGTCAGTCGCCTTGTCCTTCTTCTTAGTTACTTCACGGATTTTGCGAATCTTGCGAGGATCAATATATCTTAGTTCCTTGATTCCTTCGTCAGGTCTTGCCTCATCAATAACGATGTGGTAATATGCTCTTCCGTCTATGTACCAACGCTTGAATACGTCATAACAAGTCTTTTGGAAGTTCAAGATATCTAGGATATTCTTGAACTCATTTGTGATAGCGTCTTTAAGGCCATCGCCGACTTTCAAGTCATCCAACACGATTTGGCATGTTGGATGACCGTCTTCTGTGACGATTGCTTCATTGACAATCTCATTTACAGCTCTATCAATTTCAGGCTGCAATGACATTTGACGGTACTTAGAAACCAACTCGGCTTCTGTTCTTACTGTTCCGTCGAGATCTACATATGTTCCATAAACACCACCCGCAGAAACAACTACCGCTCCATCATCTTTCACCTCAGGTGTAAATGATTTTACAGTCTCTGGCTGCGGTCTTCTTTTGATATTGAAACCAAAAAGGCTAAAACCCTCACTCATATGTAAAACAATCCTTTAATTATTCTGGCGAAACGCCTTCACGGATTTCACGTGGTTCCCAATAATCATATTGGAATTCAACGTTGAACTGCTCTACCTGATTGACAGCTTCGAAGTCCAACTGAATTGGATCTACAACTGTTGGGAAAGCACCAACTAATGTATAAGTATATATCGACCCGGAAGCTGGCTGTACTGAAGCCGAGCTTGTCGAGATTGGACGATCTCCGCCACCCTTTGAAAGCTGAGTAACGATGATATCCTTCTTGTAGTTTGCAGGTTCTGTACCAATAGCAGAAACGTTCTGCTCTCTTTGGTTCAGCAACTGGTGCCACTGTTCGAACGATTCACGAAGCAAGAAGTCTTCGTCGTTCATTACTGTGATTGACCAAGCTGGGAACGATCTATCGCCTACAACCTTGATTCTACGCCCCATGTAAGGGATTTCGATTGGGTCAAGGATAGATGGAGGCAACGATGCGGCTTTTGCTAGAAACGACAGCTTTCTCGATGCGTCTGGAAGTGCTCCGGGCCATTGAGGAAGAGTAATTTCGAACATAGCCGGTCTTGCGCCTCCAAATACAAGACCGTTTGATTTGAACTCATTAATGCTGAATGTCATTAACCGATACTCCTTTGAAGTAATTTATTGCTATTTATCAGAGATTTAATGCCTCTACCAAAAGTGCCTTCCGCTCTTCTTCTTTTTGCATTTTCACTTAATTTTTTCCTGGTTTCAGCAGATCTATTTTTTGCAGCTAACGACATTTTTGCTCGAAAGATTGGATCGGTATAATCTCTATTGTGGTTCTCGCTAATTTTTCTTTTAGTTTCTTCTGATAATTTTTTGCCGAGATTAATTTCTCTAAGCTTTTGTTTGTGTTCTTCGCTTTTTGGTTTACCTGTAGCTGCAATACTCATTTTTATTTTTGTTTCTTCAGAATGTTGTTTGCCTCGCATTGAAGGAGTATCAGCTTTTAGTGTCGTATTGTAATATTTGTACTTACATTCTGTTGGCTTGATCATGTCGAGCCATCTTTGTTCTTCAATAACTAGTTGCTGACGACAGTATACTTTTGCAATTATTCTACGTTTGAAATCTTGAGGGCGACCATTATAATTGTTTCTCATATTTGTAGAAGAACAAATGTACCCATCATCTTCTGTACCCCAATGTCTTCCGATATAAAACTTTTTGTGTTTCTTGTCATACCAAATATAAATGAACCCATATTTTTGCATTTTAAATACTCCGGTAGAAAGCGTAGGACGATTCCTACCAGAGTATTTGTGTTCAGTGAAGTTAAAGGTAAGTCAAAATAGATAAATTTTATTTTTAGAACTTGCCAACGACTTCTGAGAACGCTACGCCTGTACGAACTGCCACGAAATTCAATTGAATAAAATTGATCGAACGTGCTGGCTTAATGTAGATGTCGCCAACGAATTCGTTACGGTCAATAATTTCCGGAGTATTATTTGTGTCATCACAAACAACCAAGAAGTCCGTAATACCACGACGTCCTTGAACGTCACGAAGATATGGAATTACAAGGTTCTTGAATTGCGAACGAGTGAACTGATCGTTGAATTCAAATAGTGTATACTTCGAAGCAGTAGAGATCGCCTTTTCTAGAACGATGAACAATCTACGAACGTTAATACGATCGAATGCAGAAGGCTTCGCTAGAAGTGTCTTATCACCAAACAAGATTGTTCCTTGTCCAGGGAATGTAACAACTGGGTTAACACCTGCCTTATACAATGTGTCACGATCAGCTTGACGTGGATTATAAGCAAGACGAACGATGTTCTTGATTTGTCCACGATTGAATCCAGCTGGTGACCACCATGGATCGTTTGTTGAGTCTGTTCTAACGCATAGACCACCAGTATCTCCGTTCAACGGAATCCAACGATAAATGTCGTTGTATCTGTCGTACATGTACTTGTATCCAGAGTCTAGAACACCGTATGATGTTGAACGAAGGTTATTACGGAACGACACAATAGCGTCTGCTTCGTTACCTACGTTATTAACAACGTCACCCTTCTGTGGCGAGCACAGAACGATACAATCCATACGTTTCTCAGCAATATTATCGATCAAGTAGTTTGCTAGAGTGAATGATCTTGACTTACCAGTTAGAACCAACGAGATGTCTGATTCTTCCTTTGAAGCGAAGAAGTCATAAGCTGTTGTTAGAACTGATTGTTCGATAGAAGTTTCATCCTTACCATCGCGTCCAAGTTGCATTCTGTAAGAAACAATGTCAAGTGTTGAGTTGCTTAGCAATTCAGCAGTTGTCGAAGCAGCACCTGAGATATCATTTACTGCGTAGATGTACTGTGATGCATCGTTGATCACTGTCTTATAGTGATTTGCTGCACCATCAATTGTCTTAGCATTTGTAGCTCTCGAAACCGCTCTGAATACTTCAAGTACTGTTCCAGGAACGCCAGTGAACTTTCCACCGTCGTCTGTAACAACTACGTGCATTTCGTCAGAGTTGATTGCTGAGTTACCGAAGTTAATCTGGTAGTCAGACTGTCCAGGAGCAAGATCAACCTTATTGAAGAATTCCCAGTGACGTGTTACTGTCTTCATATTCGAATTCGCTGACGTATATGTGAACGGATCCGAAAGCTGGAACTGGTCTTCGAAGCTCAATGGCCATGATGTGATGCACGAGAACGTAGAAGCGTTCGACGTGATCGTTACGGCAGGAGCTGTTGTTGTGTAGAATGATGTCGAGTTAACAACGTTATTAACAACAAGATCCAACAGGTATGTGTTACCTGATGTAAGAATCATTCCTGCTGCTAGGTTAGTTGTGTTGTTCGCAGTAACAAGATTATTTGCAGTATCTGTGCTTACGTCTGTCGTAACAGCGACCGTAGCAGCAGTTGTACCGTAGTTTGTTACGTTTCCAGAAGCTGTGATCTTCAAGTACTGAGATCCCAGAACTGTATTTCCTATTTCGATCAAGTCGGTTACGTTCAACAGAGTCTTTAGAGCAGTTGCGTTACCGTGTGCAGCAGCGTTTGTTGCGCCTGCAACCTTAACCGTTGTTGTGTTTGAGTTTACATTAACAGTAAACCAAGCCTTCGTTCCGTATGAAGTCAAATCGATGTCTGAGCTGAAACCGCGTGAGTTACCGCAAACAGAAACACGAAGTGAGTTACCCATTTCTCCTGGGTATCTTGCTAGGAACTTAACGTCTGTATCGAATGTACCTTCCTTCGCTTGGAAGTGGTCTTCATTCTTAACGATCTGGTATTCTAGGTTTGCAACTGGTCCTGTGTTCGCAACAGCAGTAAATACTGTGTTCGAAACGAACTGAAGTGCATCAGCTGTCGTATTAGCAATCGCATATGCGTTGCTTGTGATTGTGAATGCAGTTGAGTTAACGATCGAAGCAATCGTTGCACCAGGAGTTAGGCCTGAATTTGCAGAGCTAATTAGGATCAAACCGATTTGCAATTCTGCAGTATTACCTGTAGAAAGAACAACGGTCGCACTTCCATTAGTTACGTTTGCAGTTACAGAAGGAGTAACGCCTGAAGTGTTCGCAGCTCTCGATACGTAAAGTCTGTTACCATATCCCAAGAAAGACGCAGCAGTGAACCAAGTTTCTGGGTTAAGATTTGTAGGCTTTCCAAAGCGGCTAACTAGGTCATTCTCCGAGTCAACTAGAGTTCTTTGCCCGATAGGTCCCCATCTAAATACACCACCGATCGCACCTTCCGTTGTAGAAACGTTAGGAACGATAGTAGTTAAATCAATTTCTCTAACCTGTACGCCAGGCGATATTAGAAATGACATGTAAAGTCTCTCCTTCTCAGAGTTTATTATTATTGTGATCGATCAATCTTTATCAGATAATGATATTTTTTGTTATTTTTATTTATTCAAAACTGGTTTTTGTCGACTAGCATCCATCTGTCGCCATTCTTCTCAAAGTCGTCTATCATAACAATATCATCTTCTCGTCCATCATCAATAAACCCGAATGGAGTCATTTGTTGTATTAGTTCTTCTTCATCTCTTTCCTTCAATTTCATCAATGTATTAATATCTGTCATGTCTTTGAAGTATTTTTGTTCTGTCAACCAAGAAAACAGAACTAAACACATTACAAGGTCGTCATGTTCGCCAGGTTCAGCCTGATAACTGTTGTTCTTTTTGGAGAACGTTGACAATTCGTGTATTGTATTGTGGTCGTTGATTATAAGTTGGTCTTGTTCAATTAGAAGTTTCATCATAGAACAGCCGATTGACTTAACTGTCTTTGTTGTTCTGATACCTCTATCTGTTCCTTGTTTCCAAGAATGTGTGATTCTCTTTCCTTGTGATCCTGCAGATTCCGTAAACAAGATGTTAGGATACTCGTAGTCGAAGTATAGAATGTCTGCAACTTGCTGGCCAATATCGTTGACTTCGACTAGAATCGCAGATGTATTGTACATTTTGCCAATACGATTAATGATTTCAGCAAAGTCTGCAGGAGTTGTCATGTTGTCTCTGAATACGAATACCTGATTGTATGGCATTTCAGTGACATCGATGATTTGTAGAGCAGAATAGTCGATTCCCTTTCCTCTGGAGACGTCAACTAATCCTGCGTATGTTCTGTTTGGTTCTGGCTGTTTGTATTGTGTGATACCTTGTTTCTCGAATATAGGAACCTGATGAACTAGCTGTTGAAGCTTCCAACCAGCAATAAGTGTTCCTGACGAACCAAGATATCTATTTTCGTATTCCTGTGCGAACTTATCGTGATCAAAGTTCATAGCAGCAAGAGTTTGATCTTTCCACTTCTGATCTCTTCCTGGAACTCTTTCCCAAGAAACAGAGATCAACTTATATCCATTCTGCCCTTGTCGAGCAAGTGTAGTCAACTTGTGGAAATGATTTAGACCATTTACAGTGGAAATCATTACAAGCTTAGTAGATTGACCAGATGAAATTGTAGGAAACACAGATGCGAAGAACGAATCGAAGTTATCAATGAATGCAGCTTCGTCTAGGATCAGCAAGTTAATAGAATAACCACGAATGTTATTTGAAGATGTAGCAGCAGCTAGAACTCTTGATCCATTTTCTAATTCGAATGAACCTTTGTTCCATTCGATAACACCTTGTTGCAGCCAATCTGGCAAATGTTCGTACGCGAGCTGAACTCTTCCTAGAATTTCTCGAGCTGTTTCAGCTTTGTTCGCTAGAATAGCAACAGTCTTATTTGGATTAAAGATAATGTACCAAAGAACGTATGCAGTAATAGCAGTCGTCTTTCCAGACTGACGAGCCATTTCAGCAACTGTATATCTATTTTCATTGATTGTTGTGATGATTTCTTTCTGATAATCATAGAAAGGAATCGTAATAAGACCCTTATCAACGTTAACAATCTTCATGTGATGTTCAGCAAAGTAGATTGGGTCAGCAGAACATCTTGTCAATTGCTCAATTAATTCCGGCGTCCATTGAATAGGAGTATTAGATTTCTTGAGTGTAGTAGATCCACGATAACCAGAAACTGTAGACATTTAATTACCTTTAAAGAAATTGTATTGTAAAGGTATTTATATACAAAAAAAAGAGCCAGGATCTCCTCCCAGCTCTTCTTTCTTCGGCTCGCTTTCGCTGAGCTTTATTCGCTTCCTAGACCGCGGTCCCACATAGCTTTTGCTTTCCATGTTGCAGTAGGAGTCTGTTGAACTACTCTTCCCTTGCATAGCTTGTAATCTACTGTTCCGCGAACGTCAATTCCCGTTGGAACTCTTGCATCAGTTGGTAGATCTGCAGCGATAGCAGAACCAACGAAAACCATTGAAAATACAGCAGCAATAAGTAATTTAGTCATCTCTCTTAACCTTCTTCTGGGGGTTTTGTCTTAATCTCACCCAACATCTTAACCAAGTCGGCAGTTGAGCCGACGAATAGATTGTTATTTATAGTTTGATTGTCTTCTACTTTATTTAGCTTATCAATTTCTGTTTTTGTCTTGCCAATCTCCATTAATTCTTTATTTGCAGTTACCATCACACTTAGAAGCTCTGTAAGAACTCTGAATGCACGTGGATCCTGCGACAAAGCGATATTCTCTGATAGCTTATTCATAGCATCAGTACCTACTTCGATTATGTTGTGCATATTACCTTTTGCAGTCTGATAATCGTCATTCTCAATAACTGCTTTAACTTGAGCAGTAGTTATTGGTACCAAAGGCGTTAGATTCAAAGCCTGTGATATTGAATTCGAAGAAGTCAACATATTATTTGTCATTGGCTAATAACGATTCCTTTATTGTCCACAATGTATCCATAATTATCATCTACTGCAATGTTAGAATAAGGCACTGAGTTAACTAGAATTGTAGTTGGATCTCCGTTCGCATCCAAACCTGGCTGAACGACAATTTGACCTGAGAAACTATTTGTAGATGTAATTGTATTGCCAGCTGGCATATAGAACTGCATCTTGGATACTTTGATAATTGGTTTTGTCTGAACTGGTCCGTAAATATATCCCTTGACAATGAATTGCAAAGTCCAGATAATCATTCTACGATCTTCTGGAAAATTGCCATCAAAATTGTCTTCGTATGAAACACTCTTTAGAACAATTGGAATGTCTACTGTCAAGTCCATTTCTGGAATAAGATTTAGCGTAGCAGTCATTTCAGGTGTAAAGAACGGGATAATCTGTTCAACAATTCTGTTTCCGTCTTCGATGTTCTTTACATAGACGTTCAGATCGAAGAAGAAGTTATATGGAACAGGATTATATTGAGACTTGAATTTGTTTGCGTCTGTATCGTCTTTTCTCGCGTTTCTTCCGATCGTATTTAGCTTACGATCAGGATCATACTGCATAGTAGTCATCTGATACGACATTCTAGGAAGAACGATAGCTGCTTGTCTTTGAATTTCAGGATCAGCATCAGCACGCAGCAATAGCTTATCTTTCTGAGCTTGCTGCAGAGGAATCTTTAGAAGTTGTAGTTGTTGTTGATCAGGATTCTCACGTACAATATGAATATTGTTGAAACAAGATTCGAAGTACGTAGTCATCTTTCTGATCGTAGAAAAATAGAATGGTCCGTGACCGAACATAATTTACTCCTATATTATCTTCTAGTATCCGGACCGAATAGTGGGTTATTCTCTGAATAGTTGATTACGTCATGATCAGTATTCTCTTGTCTTGTAAACTCAGTATCTTCACCAGGATCGCTAACTTCTTTAATCGAATCGAACAATTCATTAACAACAGTCTGATCTTCATCTGTATTAATAACTTGGTCGTTCTCTGTAAGCACGCCATAATCCTGAACGTTGATAGAGTGGTTCTGTTGTAGCGAATCGATCTCTGCAATTCCTGTATTAAAGATTTCTGAAGAGTATTCAAACAACTCACACGTCATGTCGAACATCTGCAGATCACCAAGCTGATAGAAGAATGGCTTGTTGTCTGTGTACTGAATCTCAAAGCACTTTCTGTTTAGCGGAAAGTATAATAGATCGCCTTCACGAGGTCTCAGAATCTCCGATTGAGCTTCTGTAATTTCGTCACCAAATCTGCGGCGAGCTACTGATAGAATTACTTGGTCTCTGATTTCTAGCATTCCTAGCTTATTCATCATAGAGCCAGCACCTTCGAAACCATTATATGAGCGAACGTATACTTCAATCATGTAAGCGTCATTAAATGAAGAAACTGTGTCTTCATAATACACTTTATCGAACGAACCGCGTGTACGAGGTAGATAGTACATGTCTTGTCCGTAGATTTTGATTGACTCAATAACCAAGTCTTCCAGAAGTGTTTGTTCTGAAGATTGACTGAAGTTATTGAAGAAAGTAGATGTAGCCATTATCCTATCATATCCGCAACTGGCAAGCTGTACGAGTTAATCATTTCCGCTTCTAGCGTTCTGATCTCTTCTACTGCTTCTTCATACGTCAATTGACCTGTGAATTGAACTCCACCAGGCAATGACATTCCTGTAAATTTCTTTGTGTTGTTGCCCCATTGTCTCTTAATAAGAGCAGTGCAGTATTGAAGCAACCAACGTTCTTTCCAAACATCTGTGTATATTTCTGGATCAACGATTTGATAAGCTTCTACAACAATGTATCTGCCTACATCAATCTTATTCCAGTCCATATCTAAATAAAGTTGATTCATGTTACGATTATAACGAATAGGAACTTTGCCGATCAGAAGCTCTTCTAGAACCTGAATGTGTTGCATAGCCATGTAGTATGGAACCATCGACACATTAGTTAGAGTGTACAGGTCATTCAAAGCGATCTGATAGCGAATAGAGAACATATTTCCTGTATTCATAGAATCGCCAATATTGAACAGATTAACAACACCGATGATGTTGTCTGGCATCGTGATGTAGCCGTTCGTCTTGTCAAGGTCGGTCAAAACGTGTTTATAGTACTGTTTTTCGACACCATCAAAGTGATAATCCCAGAAGTATGAAAGCGCTTCGTCTATGCGCGCTTCCACCTGTTCATCAGACACATTGATTTCAATCACTGGCGCACCCAGCCTCATAAGGCATTCTTTTTTAAATGTTGCTCTTGAATTTGGAAGCGCCATGTGATTAAGCTCCTAGACCAAGCTTCTTCTTAATGAAGTCAACGATCTTCGTTAGTAGTGATGTTGCGCCTGGAAGAGCCTGATCAACCTTCGACTTAATAAAGTCTGGCTGAGGAACCTTCCAACCAATGAATACTCCGACGATAACGCCAAGAATAAATCCGAACATAGTGTTACTCCTTATTTTTGTAATGATTTTGTAGCAGTATATTGATTTGCAATTATCTGGTCATTCATCTTTGATATTGCTCTAGATCCGAACCAGAAGCCCATGATAGATCCGAAGATCGCCATTGTATATACGTCCCACACTGCATTCAAAGTTTGAATTGCGTCATATCCATGCGATAGCATAAAAGATGCGGCAATCATTTTCACGACGCAGAATAATGTAAAGAACGAGTAAGTTAAAACAGGGCGGATAGAAGCTCGTAGTGTTTCCATAGGGCCAGAGACAGTAATAGCAGCATCATGCTGTCGAAGAGATTTTCCCTCGTCAACCACAGATGTAAGCTCAACATTTGCTTTAGCCGCTTCCAATTGAAGTCTGACGATTTCCAGCTCATAGTTCTTCTGAACCCTCAATTCTAATATTTTTACTAGACTAGGCAATAACCCAGAAAAGAATCCAAACAACGTAGTCAATATTGCAATCATTTGTATTTATCCCTGTTGAGAAGGTGGCTGTTCACGGGGTGGCAAATCTCGCGGCGGAAGTGGATAATCTCGCTGCGGATTTGTAGCAGGACCAGAATGAGTCATCGCCGTGAACGCTTGCAACTTTTCTTGCGTTCTATTCCATGCAGATACACCAACAATTGTCAACATTGCCATGTGATAAAGACCACCCGAACGCAGAGTGAATGGCACCCACGTTGAGATGATATCTATCTTATCTTTGAATAATAAAGAGAAAAATACGGGATATATGATGAAGTCGAAAAGACAAACTACAAGATAAGACCATGCTATTGCTGGTCTCCAATTACGATGAAATGGTGTGTAACTGTAGTTAAATTGGTTGTGTCTCATATAATGACCTCAGATCTGGATATTTTTTCAAGTGTTGTTCAGAGAACTCTGGACGCATTATATTACCTTGAATATTTATCAAAACCTTGTTGGTCATTCTGAATAGCGCTGCTTTCAGGATTCCAATATTGAAATAGTACTCATTCCAGCACGATTGAGCGAAGAAGTCTTGCTGCAGGAACATGCAAGATCCTTTACACAGTTGAACGACTGGACATCCACTGCATTCTTCACGGAATGAGAAATGAGTTGCGGTATTTAGTTTGATGTTTTCTGGATCATTGATATGACCTATGTGATGCTCACCCTTTGCACCTGTATTCTGGCAAGTCATTACATTACCTAGAAGGTCAACTGCAATATTACCTTGCTTGTCCATTCCGCACTTCTGTCCAACAGAAGTCAGAGGTCTTGCTTGTTTAATAGATGCCATGAATTCGTTTGCTTTTGATGCAAGCATCCAGAAACGTGGATTTGGTGAGATCAATTCCATAAACACATTATCAGCAAGCTGATCATATTGAGCTTTAGTGAACTTTCCTAGATTGCCCATTGTATAATTGTCATATACAGCAATAACGCCTTCTAGATTAAGAACAGCTTTTGGACCAATTGTTTCGTCGAAATATTTCTTGATAGCTTCGAAGTCAAAGTTCTTTGAATGGATAACAGAATTGAATGCGACTTTAGTAGGTCTGAGGTCAACTAGCTTCTTAATATATCCAAATTTCTCTGGGTCTTTGAAAGGATCTGGACCTCTATGACTCTGAGCAGGACCATCATGTGAGATTGCAATGAATACATCATACTTATCGATCATCTCAATCTTTTCGGCATCGAACATCGATCCATTAGTAACAATCGACATTGCTGCGTTAGGATACTTTTCTTTCAGAGCAGGAATCAGAACCTTCAGGCGCGACCAATAAACGAACGGTTCTCCTCCCCAGAATTCAATTCTCTTAGGAGCACCTTCGATCCACTGAACGATTGCTTCAATGAAGTCGTCTGTCTCTGTTAGCTTTGTTTGAAATGTCTTTTCAATCTGTGAAGACTGAGAACAATACGAGCAGCTATAGTTACAAGAAAGTCCCATCTGAATTTTCAGAGTAGAAACTTTCTTTGTCTTGATTCCTGGATTATCTGGAGAGATTGCAATGAATGGAGTGAATTTCTCTGGAACAACTGGAATTACATCCGTTCCATCAGAATTCTTTAGAGTAGACGTGCGATGATCATAGAACAGGGATGATAACTTCATTTTCCTGTCCGCCATAATAAATTCAAACATGTTTTATACCACTGTTAGAGTTTTCGACGCTACGTCCGTATACTTTCCGATTCCAACTTGAATAGTAGGTTTGTCACCCATATTAAGAGCAAGTGGCATAAATGTAAACTTTGCTGTTCCATCTGCTCCAACAGTAATCTTGGAATGGGAGATGTATCCTGCGTCCGTCTTTACTGTTGCTTCGAATGGCTCAGAAAGAGTAGTTGGCATTCCATCAATATCTAGATATGTGAATGTCATCTCCATTCCCTTCGAAGATACTTGATCAGATGCACAGGTTAGTGTACACTTAGGAACAAATTCAGTTCTACTCATTGCTTCAAGTCTCTTAGTAACTGGATAATCAATTACTTCGCCATCTGCGTTTGTTGTTGTAATAATCAATGGTGTGTGAGGAGATCTTGGTTCTGTAACAATTAGAAGCGCCTGTTTCATGTTCTGAGTCTCTGGATAGAACACTAGAGAAATCATCATGTTGGTAAGCAATGTTGATCTAGAATATTCGTAAGGAGATACCTTAGAAACATTAGAAGCAGCAAAGATTTCAAAAGGCATCATTCCTAGTGGGAAGAAGTGATTTCCACCCAATGAATCCTTCATCATTCTCGCCTTTGTAACATCTGGATTAGATCTCAAAGGAAATACAAATCGAGAAAATGATCGAAAGTCCGATCTAGCTTTTAATTGCTCTAACGTGATTACAGTATCATTGACATCGATCATGTCCTCTGTAATATGAATCTTAATCACATCTGTCGGCGCATTTTGATTTGTTATCTTATTAAGCCACAAAGCCATTCAATTAAGTCCCTTCCAGTTTGCATTTGCGTAGTATTCATCTTTCGGCGATGATGATACAACAAATCCGTTGACTATGTAGCTTCCTGTATCTACAATTAAATGATACAATTCTGTATCTGGCGTATATTTGCTTGATTCAGCATAGCTAACTGTGCATTGCTTAAAACCAAGATCTGTTGCATGCATATATGGTCTTCCACGAACTAGAATTCTTGAGTGTTCTTTTAATTGTGGACCTTCGCCATCATTATTTTGCACATTAGACATTTCATATAAGTAATGAGAAAAGTTATATGTTCCCCACCATTGTATTTCACCAAACTTAGTCCACAACGAATGATCATCAGACATTGTAATTGTGCGTTTTCCGTCTTCTGTAGAAACATCTACAATATTGCGTCCAACTCCAAGAGTATATCTTGGTGTCTTTAGGACAATTCCTTTTCCTGTCAATGTGTATACTTGATCACCAACTTTTACGTCTTCAATAGCAATCTCGCGGCCATCTGCCATAAAGATCTTAGAACCTTTTACGAAACATCCGTCGCCACAAGCACTACAATTTGAACAGTCTAAACAGGCTGCACAATTGGAAGCAATCCATACTGTTATAGTTTGAGAACTGAAAGCGACATCCTGCACTGGTCCATTAGTATTAAATCCATCTCCAGTATAAACCTTTGATACTGCAGAGACGTAGCCTGTCGGCGTGCCAGAAATTCTACTCCAAGGTAATTGAGCTGAATCGTTGATAACTGTAGTAGATGTAATTACAAATGCCATAAAGGTTTATCCTGGTACAATCACGAGCGTTTCGCCAGTGATATAAATGTTTCCGCCATGAAGAATTCCATTACCATAATACGCATAGATTTGGCACATTGTCGGTCTAGAAACAATCTGTGAGTAGTTAATTTGAGCAGAGTCGTTTACAACTGTTGTTGATCCAATGACGTATGCCATTTATTTCCTCTTACGTTTTAGTAAAATAAATCCAAGTAGGTGTAGTTGCTTGATCGACATATACTTGTACTGTTCCAGATCCTGAAATAACTACGTTTTCACAAAGAGATCCTTTGCCGACAATACGAGACCAAGCTACAATCGCAGAGTTATCGGCCCATTGCGTTCCGCCAATAAAAAATGCCATTACTTTCTTGCCTTCTTTCCTTGTTTGTTTATCTTATCATTCAATTGCTTAATTGCTTCCACTAGAACAGGGATTAGCAGTTCATATTGAATCGTCTTATAATCTTTACCAGACTTGCTGACCATATTCTGATAATCGAAGTCGAATGGAGCAGGTCTAATCAATTCTGGAAGAACCTTTTCTACATCCTGAGCGAATAGACCTACTTTTACAGATTCGTCTACTCTTCCCATTACCTTCGCAGCAGTCTTATTCTCAATATACTTGAAACCGTTTAACTGACAGATTATATCAAGAGCATTTGTAAGTTTATCAACAACCTTCTTCAATCTCTTGTCAGAGTATGCAGAAACAACGTTGCCTGTAATGTTAGCAGCACCAGATGTGTAGATATCGCCAACACCATAGAACGAGTTTGTTGTTCCATATCCAAGCACACCATATTTAGTATCGTCTACGTTTCTTCCGTAAACACCACCATAAGTCGAGCTGTTCGTCTTTCCAGTAATACCATAATAGTTATTTGCAGTTGCAGAAATAGCATAGTTAGTATTTGATGTTGCTGTAAGAGCTACGTTTGCAATATGAGTTGTTAGAATCGACGTATTGGTTAGCGATCTAGCTGTAATCGCTGTTCCTGTGTTAGAATATACTTCTAATCCAATACCAGTCGAAGTAGTAGTTGTGTTGCCAATCAGAATGCCAGTTGGCGAGATTGTAGCAGATGATAACGTATTTGTTACTGCAACAGAAGTCGATAGTGCTCTAGAGAAGATCGTAGAGTTACCAACTGACACCGAAGTCGTATTGATTACTGCGTTTGCGCCTACTGCGAATAGAGTAGAAACAAAGTTGTTTGCACCAGAGAAGCTTGTGTTACCAGAGAATGCTAGAACACCAGATAGTGTTCCTGTATATGTGTTTTGGATGAATGCAGTTGAGACGTGAACACCAGTTGAGTTAACTGTGATGTTGTTTCCTGCAGTAACGAATGTACCAGTCGAGTTTGCTGTGATACCATTGTTTGCCAGAACAGAAACTGTTCCTGAAGCAGTAATAGGACCACCTGTCATACCTACGCCAGTATTGACCTGTGTGATGCTACCTGCACCAGCTGCACCCCAATAAAGCGAAGTTCCATTAGACATCAACGCTGTTCCGTTGACACCAAACGATCCGTTAGCAATTACGATTGCGGATGTATTAAATGTGACGTTTCCACCAAACCAAGAGACACCAGAGACAGCTAAAGTGTGAGCAGGTGAAGTATTAGAAATACCTACGTTAGATCCCGCAGCATAGATTACTGAGTTCGCAACAATTAGTCCTTTGCGGACGTTAAACGCTTTATCTGTCAATTTTCATTCTCCAATTGATCGTTTTGTTTTTATTTATCTAATTAAAACGCAGCCATGATAACGA